CTCGTCGGCCATCCGCTCGATTTCGAGATCCGAACCGTACCCCATCGCATCAAGGCGATAGAACTGCTCGTCGGCCATCCGCTCGCGCTGGAGTGTGCTGTCGAAGTCCATGCTCTCCAGCTGGTAGTTCTGCACCACGCCCAGGCGCTCCACGTCGAGGGTGTGGTTCAACTCCATCGCTTCAATCGCTTGGGCATGCTGCAAACCGATCCGCTGGACCATGTGCTCCTGCTCTCGGTCAGCGAGCGTCAAGCTGCCCTGGATCTGCTTCGCAATCTGCTGCAGCGCCCCGTCGATCTGCTCCTTCTGGAGTACCCGAGCCTGCTTGAAGTTCTGATCGCTCAGCATCGCGTTATGCATGAACGCCTGCTCAGCGGCGCTGAACTGGTTCTTCATGACCGCGTTGAACTCGGCCGACCGAGCGTAGGTGCGCGCATCCTCGACCGAGATGCTGAACGCGGTATCGATCGCGTTCTTGTCCGCGGCAGACAGGGCCATCAGGCTGTTCTTCATCCCGGCGCGGCCGGCCTGCAGCAGTGTCTGGTCCCGGATCTGGTTGAGCAGCGGGCTGTCCGGCGCCAGGTTCTTCTGCATCTGGCCGGCAACCGTCTGCTCGTCCGTCACCTCCCACTCGGACGGTCCGGGCATGTTCTCCGGCATGTCCGGAAGGTACTTCGGCTTGCTGTCGCCCCAGCCCACCGGGGTGTTCGGTGTCGTCGACTGCTGGGCCTGTTGCGGGGGGCGCGTTTGGCCTGAGGTCGAACTGGCCGCCAGGAACTCTTCGCCCGAACCTTCCGCGCCGGCCGGATCCTCAGCGGCCGCCGGCGCGGCCTCAGCCTTCTTCGCCTTGGCGGATTCCTGCGCCTCGATGAACTCGTCCGATTTCCTGACTTTGTTCCACGTGCTGTTGATCATCTCAGTCCCTCGGCCCACTCGATAAGGGCGCGCAGCTGGGCGGCGGTCATGCCATTGGTCTCGATTATACCTAGCGCCCACCCGATTACAATCTGGGCCTGCTCCTCGGCGGTCTCGTCCCCGGTCAGCGCCAGGACCGGCAAAGGCCTCGGCTCGACCAGGAGATTGCCGGGCGCGGTGTCCGGTTCTCGTTCAGGGCACTCCGTCTCGACCACCGGAATTTGCGGCTTCGATGGCGTCGTTGAGCAGCCGAACATCATCAGGATCAAACACGCTAGAACTCCGGCCCGACACCTGGCCGCGAAGGTCTTCCAGTCTGCCGCGTAACTCATCCGCCACCTCCTGCGCTCTCGCGCTGACCTGTTTCGACCGCTCAGCTTCTTCCGCTCGCCGCTGCAGTTCCGATTGATATGCCTTGATCGTGCTCTGGTAGACCTCGATGGTCTGCCTCTGGACCCTTCCGGCTTCAGCCATCTTCTCTTCCAGGAGGGCGGTAGCCTTCTCTTCACGCTCCGCAATATCGTCTACCCATCCGGAGCGCTCGAACCGGGTGCCAGCATAGAACCCGGAAAGAAAGACCGCGATGGCCAGGCCGGCGCGAATCATCAGCGACGAGCCGATCATCCGGCCTTATCCAGCAGCCTTCGCTGGCTGGCCTCCATCACACCGATCAGCCGATACGGATCGCTGGTTTCCGACAGGATGTCAAGTGCGGACTGATCTTCGAAGATCGCAACGATGCTGAAGCCGCTCAGGCGTTTCTCAGGATGACGCTCCAGGATCGCGTTCACACTCCTCGCGAGCTGCTTCACTATCGCGTCGCCTTCCTGTTCCTTCTTGGAAGAAAGTTGAACGACGTTGTCTGTAGTCTCTGTCATCATGCGCTCTCCACGGTTGCCTGCAGTGTGATCGTGGCCGAATCAATGACCACGCCGTCGCCTTTGTCGATCTCAATGAACAACACCGTGTCGGCATCGGATCCAATCCCGGACCTCAGCTTGCTCCATTCGATGTTCACCGTCAGCGCATGCCACGTGCTGAGCGCCGGCCCCGATGACGGCGCCGGCCCGCTCGATAGCGTTGCGCGGACACGATATGCGGAACCGTCACCGGACGGCGTCAGCCACTCACCAGATACCGATGTATAGGCTGCATTCGCTCGCGTCTGTAGCGTGCCGTCCGAATTGAAGCGGATTCCCGCGGTCGCAGATGCTGGGGAGATTGCAAATGCGGAGATCGTCCGATTCGTCAGGAGCACGGTCTCTGCGGAGAAGAACTGCCTCCATACCCCGCCGTCGCGAACCCATCCTTCCTGAACATCTTTCCACGTGCCCGCGTCACGGACATGGATCTCCTGAATCTCTTTCCATGAGCCGGCATCTCGAACGTGCGCTGTCATCGCTCAGACCTTGAGCCAGATGTCGCCGTTCGCGCCACCGCTCGGCGCTGACGTCGAAACGGTGATCTGACCACCGCCAGCAACATGCGATTCGATGATGTTCAGGTCGCTCTTCACCGTTGCCGCGCTCTTCAGGGAAACGGCGGACGTGCCGTTGCCCACCATGTAGGAGCCGGCCGTGATCGTCGAAAGCCCGGTCCCGCCCCTTGCAACGGCAAGTGTTCCTGACGTGATGTCTGCAGCGCTGTGCGTGTGCGAGACCGGGGCGGCGCCAATATCATCTCGGACAAAGACACCGGTGCGAAGCTCATACGAATTCACCCCGGTCCCCACCAAGTATGCGCCGGCAAACGAACTCGTCTGTCCCGTGCCTCCCCGGCTCACCGGGACGGTCGGGAGGCGGTCCGAACTCAGGGTTCCGGACGTGATGGCCGCCGCTGAATGCTCGTGCCCTTCGAGCGATACGCCAAGGTCGCCGGCCACTTGCGCCGGCGTCCTTTGCTCCAGGCTCGTCGATGAGGCCGCTCGGATGTAGTTCCCAGCGGTGAACGAACTGATCCCGGTTCCGCCCCTGGATGCAGGGAGGGTTCCGGTGGTGATCGCAGTTGCCGAGTGCGTGTGCGAGGAGGCCGCGGCGCCGATGTCTGACAGGACTTGTGACGGGCTCCTGGCGCTCATAGCTGAGGTGCCGTTCCCCCGAAGGTAGTAGCCGCTCGTGACCGACGTCAGGCCAGATCCGCCCTTCGTCACGGGGATCGTAGGCAACACCGACGTGCTGAAGGATCCCGTCGTGATGGCGCTTGCATCATGCGTGTGTGAGGAGGCCGCGGCGCCAATGTCCGCCAGGACTTGCGCCGGGGTCCGCTGAGCCAGCGTGTTCGAGGTGTCGGACCTCAGGTAGTTCCCGACCACGTAGGAGCTTTGGCCAGTCCCGCCGCGCGTCGCGAGAAGCGAACCGGAACCGATCTTCGACGCGTCCAGGCTCGGGATGCGATCAGGGTCGAACGTGCCGGACGTGATCTGGGATGCCAGGTGCGTATGCACCGCGTCAGCAAGCCCCGAGACCACCGAGTCGACGTAGCCCTTGGTCGTGACTACCGTCGCTGCATCGCCGCCGCTGGTGGCCGCCGTGATGACCTTGCCGCCCAGCGTCAGCGATTCCGTGGCCTTGTCGAACGTGAACCCGGCATCGGCGCCGAAGACCCCATTATCATTGAACGTCACCTGGGTGTCGAACCCGGGCGGCGGCACCGAGCCGGCAATGATGTCCGCGACCACGTCGTTGATCTTGTCCGACGACCACAGCGAGGTCGTGGAGATGATCGAATCGTTGATCTCCCGGTGTTGGGCCACCGAGTAGTTCAGGAGGCTGTCGTGATCGATCGCACCTACGTGCTGGGTGATATTGCTGGCCGCGATCCGCGCGTCCGCGAACGTGCCGCTCACGATCGCAGCGGCGTCATGGGTGTGCGAGACCGGGGCAAACGTCGATGCAGCGTAGCCCTTGGTCACCACCGTCTGCGATGAATCACCGGCTTCCGTCGCGGCCGCGGTCAGCTTCCCTGTGACCCCGAGCGTGCCTCCGACCGTTGCGGCGCCGGTGACGCCCAGCGTGCTGCCGACAGTGACCGCACCGGACACCGCCACCGAGCTGAAGCTCACCGCCCCAGAAACAGCCAGGGCGGCCGCGGTCACCGTCCCCGGGGTCGTGACATTCGCAGCGGTCAGCGTCGACCCGTTCCACGTCAGGCTGGCGCTTGCGCCGAACACCCCGCCGTTGTTGAACTGGAGCTGGGTTGCATCTCCGGCCGGGAAATCACCGAGCGCTTCGAAGCCGGCCTCGATCAAAGCGAACTGGGAGTTGATCTCCTGCGATCGGGCCACCCGGCCAGGGAAGCTGTTCTGCGTGAAGGTATAGAACGGGTTCGGCATTTCAGAACTCCCTCTTCAATCGACGGGGCGACCACGTGATGTTGATCCCTCGGAGCACGTGCTGCTGCTCCGTTGCTGAATTGTGATACAGGTGAAGCCCGATATTGAAGCCGGTGTCCTCGATGTAGAAGGACGGATCTCCGCCGACGCCCTCGGACCACTTGAACTCGGACCATCTGCCGACGTCCCAGAAGTTGCCGGCCGCGTTCGTGCCGATCTGCTGCACAGCGGCCCCGGTCGAGCCGCCGGCGCCATAGTTGACGTCGATCGAGCCGGCGATCGTGGCCTGGAATCCCGACATCTCCAGCACCGCCTTGCGATACCGCTTGTTCTGCTCGGGGCTGCCGGAGTGATAGAACACCATCAGGACGAACGCCTCAATCGGATCTCCGTCGAAATTCGTGCCGACGTCCTGCTCATAGACCATGCCGTTGTCGGAACCGAAGAAGAGCCGCTCCTCGTTCCCCTCCGTCTGGCTCGACCAGACCGCAGTGACCGGGCGGCCGTAGTCGATCAGCGTGAAGCCGGCCGGCTCGTTGCCGTGATAGCCGAGCACGATCGCCGTGCCATCGTCATACCAGAGCCGCCAGAGATTGCGCGAGCGCGAGATCTGCGAACCGAACACGTCCGTCTTCTTCTGCTCGATCAGGGGCTGGATCAGCTGGCTCAAGTTTGAGGTCACGAAGTTCCCGAACGCATCCGTCGCCGCAACCGAAGACACGCCGCGCTGGTCCAGGTGGACCGTCGACCCGATCCGCTGCGGGGTATACGGGATGCAGCCCATCTCGTTGTTCAGGGTCACCAGCTGGAACTCCAGCACGTTCTGCCCATAGAGAACTTTGACCGAATCCCGGGTATAGAGGAGCAGCGCACCATTGATCTCCTCCACCATCCCCGTGCAGTCGCCGCCGATCAGGATCTCATTGGCTCCGGTGACAACCGACCAGTCGAACGGGTTGTTCAGGCTGCTGTTCTGCACGCTCCCGCCAGGAAACGTCAGGACCAGCATGCTGTTGTGCGCGCCGATGAACGTCGGGGTATCCGGGTCCATGCCGGTCTCGATCGGGGTGTAGTGGCCTTCCTCGTCGATCTCGAACGCGTTGTTCTTGCAGTCGCAGCCGTACAGGCGCGGCGATGATTGGCTTCCGCCGAACGTGTAGATCCGGAACTCGTATCGGCCGCCGGGCAGCAGTGTCGGGGTGAACGTGGCGCCGTCGACCCTCCCCATCGGCGACCCGCCGACGTTCAGCACCTCGTCGTCGATAAAGGTGCCCGTGATGTCCTTCAGGGAGAAATAGCCTTCGGCAGTGCTGTTGCCCCACAGGCCCTGCTTGGTCCTGAGCCTCACGATCGTAGCCGTCGCCCCCGATGTGGCGCCAGTGATCTCATCACCCTCGGCCGGCTCGGCTTCACCCTCGTCGAATCGAAGGATGGGCGTCAGTACGAACTCCTGCCAGCCCGTCAGGGAGGAAATGTAGATCTTGCCCTCGGTCCCGTCGGTGCTGTCCCGAAACGCATAGGTGTTGCTGCCGTATCGCGCCACACCGCGGATCGGGCCGGATCCAGGGACGGCTTCGATCAAGGCCCTGCGCTGCTCCTGGGCCGCGACGCGCGCCAGGACGTTCTCCTCGTCCACGCCGGTGTCGCCCACGCGAACCTCGGTCACCGTGCCGTATCCGCCAATGACCGTGCCGACGGGCGGCAAGTCGTCAGGGAACGATCCATCGGTCGGGTCGCCGATCGTGATGTTCCCATCCTCGGTGATGTAGATCACCTCCGCGGAGAATGTCGACCAGGTGATGACGTCCCCGACCTCGGGGATCGCGGCCGGGTTGGAAACGTCCATCATCAGGGTGTAGATCTCGGCCTTGTGCGGCTGGTTCCTCCCATCGAAACGCTCGTAGCCGCCAACCCTCCGGTAGCCGCCGCGCCAGTAAGGCTCGTAGTTGCTGCCTGCCAGCAGCTGGCCTGGCTTGATCGAGAGGAACGAGTCGACCAGGTTCAGGCCGCCCAGAAACGCATAGTAGTCACGGTTGACGATGTTCTGTCCGGGCACCCCTCTGGCTGCCCGCTGGCCGAGGTTAAACATCGCGAACGACCAGCCCGTCTTCGTGGTGTCGACCGCCGGCGGATCCGGTCAGGTAGTTCGCCTCCAGCCGGGTGATGATGTCGTCGAACTCCGCGCTCGCGCCGTGCATGATCTCCGGCGCGTTCTCGCGCTCCGCGAAGATGATCTTGGCGCGGACCAGGATTGCCCGATCGAAATCACCCGGAATCAGGCTGACGTCATCGTCGTTCTCAAGCCCGGAATTCCACTGGAAGAACTCGTACCGGTAACGGAACACGTCGCCGATCGGGGCCGACAGTTCGATCGACCGATCCGGGCGCACGGTCCAGAAGGACGGGGTTGTCGTCGCGGTCTTCGTCGATCCGATCCGGAACCGCTTCCTGAATTCAGGCCAGCGCATGTAGGTGATGCTGCGCCAGGAGTTGCCCGCCAGGATCTGGAACGAATCCAGGACGTGCTCCCGAGCCGGGGTCGCCGGCGCTGCCAGAATCGTCGATCCGGCAGAAACCTGCGCCGGCGTCGTCTCGGCGTCCTCCTCAGCCCACAGGAAGTCCCAGTCCGGCCACGAGCGGCAGATGTCCCGATCCGCTTCCGCGATGAACTGGATCACCCGGCGAATGCCGTCCTGCTCTTGGCCGATCGCCAGGGTGACGGGGCCGGTCCCGCCGGCCACGCCAACCTCGGACACGAAGTCCTGGACGAGCTTCAGGTAGGTCCGAGCCATGGATTACTCCGCGTAGGTGGCAAGCCACTTCGCGTTGCGTTCCTTGGACCCGGTGCCAGTGAAGGGTGCCTTCTCCTCCGGCGCCTTGCCCTTGGCCTGCAGCTCTTCGTAGAGCATCTCGCACATGGACGCGAGAGCCGTGTGGTGCATGCCCATCGCATCCGTGAAGCGCTCGTTCCACGCCGCCTCGGCCGCCTTGGCTGCCTCATCGTCGCCGAGCGTTGCAGCGCCCCCACCGTCATCGGTCTCCGCGTCACGATCGATGTCTGCGGCCGGATCGACCTCGGCCCCACCTACAGGCTCGGTCCCGCCTTCGGGATCATCGTCGCCGAACTGGACCATCGTTTCGTCCTCGATCCCGGACTCCTTGCGGATCTCCTCCAGCTCGCGGCCGGTCATGTCGCTCGGGAGCGCGGCGCGCTGGGCAGAAACGGGACGGCCTCCGCCGTCAAAGTACTTGCCGTCCTGGAAGAATTTCGCCACCGAGTGGCCATAGATCTGGCTGTAGGGTCGCTTGCGGTTCAGTTCAGTACTCACGGTTGCCTCCATCGTCGATTGCTTGCTTCATGTCTCCCATCCCGTGCCGCAGCGGCAGACCCTCTTCGAGGGACGGCTCGCCTCGCGATGACGATTTCACCTCGTCATGCGACCGCGCCACATGCACGCCGGCCCGATCGGGCTTCTGCGAGGAGAACTCGCACCCGCAACTCTCGCGCTTCGGGCCCTTGATGTCGTGGGTGTAGAGCTTCCGGACCGCGGAGAACTTCTCCTCTCGGCCGGTATCGTACATGCTTTCGATGTCCATCTCGTTCTCCATAAAAAATGGGCCGGGCACACTCGGCAGCCCGGCCCATTGCTTACTTCACGACAATGGCTCGGTCTTAGCCGAACCGGTGTCCGCGCTTGGCCGAATGGGCCGCCGGGCCGATCGGGGTCTGGTTCGGGCCAGCCGTCCCCATTCCCAGCTCTTCCGGCAACTCATCCATGAACGGCTTCTTGCAGCACAATCCGTTCGCCAGCGATCCGCCGGAGACTTCACCGAAGTCCTCGGCACCAGCGGTCGACATCGGGAAGTTGCCGCCGTGCAGCTCCTTCTTTACGACGTCTTCCTTGCCGGCTTCGTACACGTCAAAACCACTTCCGGGAATGCCCATGATTCTCTCCTTGACCTGTTGGATCAGTACCAGTCGATGACGAGGAACGTCTCGACCGTGTCGCCGGTGGCAACCGCGTCTGCGGACCGAGTCAACAGGATCGCGGCGTTCGTGTCGACGGCGTTCGAATCCAGCACGGCCCCGTGTGCGGCGGCCGGCGCTGCCGCCGTGACCGCGAGGCTGAGCGAGTGGAACGCGTCGGTGTCGCCGACGATCCCGATCTCGTGCGTGTTGGTCGAATCCGCCGACCCGGCCTGCAGGGCCATGGATACATGGACCACGCGGAACCGGTCCGCGCCGTCCGGCACGGGAATCTGCCGGGTCAGGGCAGCGGTTGCGACACCGGAAAACTGGTAGGTGACGCGAAGCGGGCTGTCATAGCTCATTGTCTGCTCCTCTTGCTTGTCGGGGGGAAGGGCCGCTTACGCGGCCGAGTCCCACTTCACGATGCGCGCGTTCTTCGCATCACCATTCGGCCCGTGAACGATGCCGAACCCACCCAGGTAGTACCAGCCGATACCACGCGAGCGGCCCATGTCCGTCGGGATCTTGCCGCGGATTTCCTCCGGGATCACGATCGCTTCCGCGACGGTGTCCGCACCGAGGAAGAACGCCCAGTCCGACTTGCCGTTGTTCCACTCGTCCGAGGTCTCGTAATCCCAGTCCGTGGAGTCGACAGCGCCGCCCTTCGGGATGTGCGTCTGCTCGCAAACCCGGGTGCCCTCGTACCGACCGATCTCGCCGTTCACGATCTGGCGATAGCCGGTCTCGATGTACTGAGCGATGGCTTCCAGGTCGTTCTTGAACGTGATGAAGGTCGACGGCCAGCCCAGGCAGTAGTAGTCGTCGTTGGCGTAGGTCGGAATGTTCCGTTCCTTCATCGCCAGGACGATCGCCCGGAAGTGCGCCTTGCGAAGCGCCACGTCGTTGGTCGGCAGGGTCGCGCCGCTGTCCTCGACCAGCACGACGGCCGTCTCGCTGGTGCCGCTGACCGGCGCAACCCGCAGCGGGGTCAGGTTGAACTGGGCGTGCGCGGCAGCGTCCAGCGTTTCCTTCGCGTCGATCTTCAGCACCTTGTGGATGACGTCGGTCACCGGCTGCTTCGACAGGTTGTCCAGTCGACCGGTGTAGGGCACGGAGTTGCCGTACTCGTCGATCACCAGGCGCTGCTGGGTGATCGTGTACTTGGTCTCCGGCATCTTCTCGTCTTCTTGGATCCGGCGACCCTTCTTCTTCAGGCGAGAGTAGACGTTCCACGAGAACTCGTCACCGCGGTTCAGCCCCTTTTCGGTGGCGTCCTTGGCGTCGCAGAACTGGCGGAACTTGACCGCGGGGAGCAGCTCCATGCGGAGAATATCGGACAGTTCGTCCGAATACATGAAGCCGCCGATTACATCGATGGACCACAATTGACCTGCCATTTCCTGAGCCTCCTGTTCGTTCGCTCGATCAGCGTTTGACGGGGGGCGCACCAGCGCGGTGCTGCCTCATCCGCTCGATAAACTGCTTCGGGTTCAACGGCTGAGGCTGATCGCTTGCAGGCATCCTTGCGCGGGCGGATGATTCGGGAGGCAGCGACTGCTTCTCTCGAACCCTGCCGGCCATCTGCGCTTCGGGCGTGTTCGCCACAAACCCACGCGCATAATCGCCGGCTTCTCGGGCCAGGTCTGTCAGTGAGCGTCCGGCGTTGCTTGGGTTTTTCTTGGCCCGTTCGAACCGCGACAAGGCAATTGCTCTGCGGTCTGGGTCTTTCAGCACATCGCCATACTCGGATGACATGACCCGGTTGACCTCGGAACGAACGGCTTCGAATCTCGCCTGCTCGTCCTGCTGTTGACGCTCGCGCTCCTTGCGCTTGTCGTCTTCCAGCTTGGCCAAGACCCGCTGCGAAACTTCTTCCGCCGACAGGTCTTCCCGGTGTTCCGTCTGCGACAGGATTTCCCTGATCGCGTCAGCGGCCGCTTCTTCCGAGCCACTGAAAATGCCGTTGACGATTTTCTTGACGCGAGCGTCTCGATCTTCGTCCGGCTGGCGAGCGCCCTGCTGGGGTGGCTCTTGGCCTTGCGGCCGCTGGGAGGTTTGCTCTCTGAGCTTCTTCTCCCGTTCATCCAGTTCGCGCTGGCGGCGGTCCAACTCTTCCTTCTGTCTCTGCGCCCTCTGAAGGGTGGCAGATGCTTCTGACATCCGGATCGATGCCGCACGTTGCTTCTGGTAGGCCTCCAAGCCCCCGGCGCGCTGAATATCCGCTTCGGGCACTTGGTAGGTTTTGCCGTAGATTACCACCGTCTGCATGGTTTCTGCAACCCGGCTCTCTTCCTGCGGTTTCGGCTTCGCCGCCGCCTGTTCCTTGGCCGCCCGCTTGGCGAGATCCTTCGCCTCCGCGTCGTCTTCATCGTCGACGCCGTTCAGTTCATTGAACACGCGCTCGGTGTCCTTGTCCATCCCGACCTCCAGGAGGGACTCCTTCCGGCGATCACGGCCCTTCGCCACGATCTTCGTGCGAACGTCCATTCGCTCGCTGTCCGTGGTCGTCGGCTTGTCGTCGATGTCAGTAGATTGGCGGCTCGTTTCGGTAGTCATCGTTCTGCTCCTCAAGCTGGGTCTCAGCTTCTTTCGCGGCGGTCAGGGCATCGTTCAGCCAGTCCAATAGCTTCATCACGACACGGGCATCCTGGTGCGCCAGTTTCACTTCCTCACCCTCAAGGTCCGGGGCGTTCATGATGATGTCGTTGCAATTCGACAACGCCATCATTGCCCGGTTGTAGATGAAGATCCCAACCGGGGATTCGCGCATGAAGTCTTCGACCTCCATGCCGAGGCGGATCGCGCGCAGCAGATCCGGGTCAAACTCAAGTCGTTCGATCTCGGTCTGATTACGCGCTTTGATCAGTTGCTCTTCTTGGTCCATCAGCCTTCCATGAATGGAATGATGCCGTAGTCGCCGCGAGCCAGGACGCCGGATCTGTCATCCGTCACCTCGGCCGTCGTGACGCCATCCTTGCGTTCCTTGATCGGGGTGCCCGACGACGGGGTCCGCAACGAGTCGATCAGTTCCTGCTGTGGCTCGGCGTCCGGGATGTCCTGGTTGAATGTTGCCTCGAACTGCGCCTCTTCCATCGTCAGGCGGCGCTCGGCGTCCTGGATCGTGTGCGACAGCGCCTCACGCTGCATGTACAGCTCGCGCTTGGCGATCTCGTTCTTCTCCTGGGCGATCTGCTGGTCGATCGCCTTGACCTGAGCGCGCATCTCTTCGGTGAACTGCTTGGACGCGGCGCGGATCTCCTCGATCTCCCGACGGTTCATCGCCCGGATCTCCTCGATCTGCAGCTTGGTCTGCTCCTTGGCTTGCTCGCCTTCGAGCATCGCGGTCAGCTCGTCGATCTGCGCTTGCATCTGGGCCACCTGCGGGTTCTCCTCGTTGTCCGCCAGGTGCGGGAAGAAGCGGGCGCCGTCCTTGTAGCCGAGCGCGCCGAACACTTCCTTCGCGATTTCGTTCTGGTCTGCCTTCAAGAGCGAGCCCGGCGCGAACGCTTCGAACGTCTCCAGGCCCACCCGCAGGCGCTCGATTCGCATCAGCGGGTTGGTGTTGCCGAACCCAACATTGACCGCCACCGATGCTGGCGTCTGCATCATCCGGAACACTTCGCCCACGCTCTGGCCGAGCTTGTCACCGGCGATCCGCAGAACCATTGCATCCGACTCGTGGTGCGACTCCAGCAGCAGATGCTGCTGCAGGGCGGGTTGATACCAGGTTTCGGCGAAGTTCCTGGCGATCATCTCCATCAGTTCGTTCGACCCTTCCTGGAGCATCGTCATGCCGCCGACGGTCTCGTTCATCGCCCGGTTCGATTGGACCGTGCTCTGGGAGAAGATGCCGAGCAGGTCGTCCATGTCCAGGTTCAGACGGTCCTGCTCCTGGTAGCTGGACGCGGTTACGTCCGGTGGCCGCATGTCCTTCACGTCGTTGACGTTCTGCGAGAAGGTCACCGACCCCGGGACGTTCTTCATCAGGGTCCGGATGTCGGTCTGCCGGCCGCGGGCCACGATGTACCGACCGGTCATCGCCAAGCGGACGTTGTCGATGCGGCTGTTGGATACCTCGTTGGCCTCGGTCTGAATCTGGTGCCCGAGGTCCGACGTACCGTCCGGCGTCAGCGAGTGCGGCTCGATCTCCAGCTGGCCCATGACGTAGGCGCGGCCGATCTTCGACACCCGGCTCAAGGGGACCGGGTCCGAGAGCATCTTGCTGTCGCTCAGGGTCTCGTAGTAGTAGTCCATTCCGTCGATCCGGACGATCACCTCCCGGACCCACACGATGTCGTGGTCGGAGTTGCTGGCGAAGATGTCCGCGAAACGGTCCCTTGAGTCTTCGCGCTTGGCTCGGATCGAGTCGTAGGTGTTCTCGCGTCCGGTCCGAAGCTCCGCGTCCGAGATCACGCGGTACGGGATCTTCGAATGGCTCATCATCCGATCGCGCAGCGTCGACAGGAAGTAGGGGCGCTGCTCGATGATGTAGGGCGATGACTCGATCGGGTCCAGCCAATCTGATCCGGGAGAGATGCGGAAGTTCTCGATCGGCACGATCCGGCTCATCGGACGGTCATGCTTGACCCGCCGGACGATGCGCTTCTCGGCCTTGACACCCGCCCGGGTGACGTTGATCGATTCCTCTTCCAGCTGTTCCTCCTCATACTCCCAGTACTGCTTCGAGATGACGATCCCGTGGATCGCCGCTTCGGTCATCGCAGCGACCGTGATCTTGTACCAGGGGACCGAATTCTCCAGGCGCCAGTTCAGGACGATCTGGTGGACCTCTGCCGCCAGTCGGTGCTCCTCGTTGCTGGTGTCCATCGCCTTGACCGACAGCGCATCCTGGGTCGCGAAGAATGCGCGCACGATCGCGGCCGCCTGCTTGCGGATTGCCGTGCGCGTCTTCGGACGGAACAGCCGGGACCGCTTGGCGTACTCCTCCCGGTAGTACTTCGACCCGGGCGCGTGCCGGCTCTTGTAGTGGGCGAGGTTGCGCTCGGCGCGAGACCGGACCGACGAGTTGAACCAGCTGTCCGCTTGCTCCCAGCCGGTCCGTTGGAGTTGCAGCCAGAACTCGTCGTTTGAGCGGTCCTCGTCGCCGAACTCGACGTCACCGCCTTCGAGCCGGGACTGGTGATCAGGACTGTAGGATGAGGCCATCGACATAGCTCCTGAGGTTCGCTGCGGCCTCCTCGACACGCTTCGCTTCACGCTGCTGACGCGTCAGTCGGTCCCAGACGTGGATCGGGATCACCCGGCCCTTGCCGTCGCGCTTGGCGACCTTCAGCGCGTGCTCCTGCCCCTTGAGTCCGCGCGCTTCGAACCCGGACCGCTGCAGGATCTCGCGGCCGGCAACCTCCGCCAGGCGCCGGCGCGGGTCGTTGTGGATCTCCGCGGTCCGGATCGTGTAGGCCCACTCGTCGTGAAGGTGCAGGTTCATCACGTCGATCACCATCCCGGTCTGGTCTGGGCGCACGGCCCATGCCCATCCTGGGAACTTCTTCGTCAGGATCTCGCCGATATCCTTGGTCAGGATCGCGAGTGACGCGTGAACCTTGAGCAGGCCCGGGTGCGTGATCAGTTCGTCCGACAGGCTGTGTTCCGGCTTACGATTCTTCATCGTCCTCGATCCATTCGTAAGGGTCATACTCCACGAAATTCCTTTCGCCGAAGTGTCTTGCCGGGTAGACGACCTCGAACCCGGGGTCCGGATCCAGGGCGTCAACCAGCTCGTCGCAGTCGATCGAGTGCGCGGTAGGCGGATCCATGTTCACTCTGCTCATGCCGCGCATCCTATCATCACACCACCTCCGGTTCCACTAGAGCGTGGTCGTCCTGCTGCCTCACCGGAACGGCATAGGCGAACGTCAGAGCAAGCGCGTCCGCGATGTCCGGTGACGGGACGCCCCGGCGCTCCATCTCGTCCTTCGACTCCAATCGCATCTTCGACTTCGCGTCGAAATAGAACTCTGGCGCGGTCAGTTCATCGATCAGCCGATCGTTCTGCGGCAGGTCCGCAGTGGGGATCCACTCCGCCATCCGATACCACATCTCGATCCGCCGATTGAAGAACACCTCCTTCTCGTCCGGCGAATCGCCGGCATGCACGCCGACCACGCAATCATGACCCATCTGGATCAGCCGATCGAGCACGCCGGCGCCCATCCCGACCGCGTCGATGAAACAGACGTCCGGCCGGTACGTGTTGATCTGGTGGGCAATGATGCCCGCCGTCTTCATCAGGTCTCGTTCCTGGAAGATCCGCATGTCCTTGGACACCTTCGGCCCCTTCCGCAGCAGGATCACGTTGTCGCACCCGCCCTGGCGCGCAATGTCCACGCCCATGATCAGCGGCGCCGAGGGGTTGACGTGGCTGTCCTTGATGTCCCGGGCCTGCGCCTCAAGAGCCTTCTCCCTGCTGATCAGGCTCTTCGCGCCCTGCTTCGGCGGCATGCCCTTTACCCGGACCCGGAAGAAGTCACTGTCCTCGCCATAGGTCTCCGCCCACTGGTCGATCAGGTTCTTGTCCGTCATCATCGCCTCTCGCCCATCGATCTGGAACGTGTCCCAGTACTTCTTCAGGCGCCCCCAGATGTCCGCGAACTTGCCGCTGGTCGAACTCGCGTTGCCGCACGCCACCATGATCGCTCCCTGCGTCGTGAGCGCGCCCTCGATCGTCTCCCAGATTTCCGGCGCGATCTCACTTGCTTCATCTAAGATCACCATCACGTGGCGCTCGTGCGTGCCCGCGAACGCCTGTGGGTTGTGCTTCGACCAAGGGATTGCGGACGCGTACCAGGTGTCCTCGCAGCCCTTCAGCTTGTACCGGGTCGCCGACCATTCGAACCAGTCGCCATTGATCACTCGCGGCTTCCACCGGGCAAGCTCGCGCCAGGTCTTGGTGTCGAGCTGGTTCTTGGTGTTGGCGGTGACGACGATCTGCGGGTTCGGCCGGGTCGATGCAAACCAGTGGATGAGCCAGGCGATCATCGCAGACTTGCCGACACCATGGCCGGCCCTGGCCCCGATCCGGATCGGACTGACGCCCTGCTGCAGCCGCCTCTGGATCCGCGCCAGCACCCGCTGCTGCCACTTGTCCGGCCCATCAAACCCTTCGAGGTCGCCTTCGCCCCAGTGATACCACGCTGTCACGGCATCGAGTGGGCGATGAGAGAATGACATCACCCACTCGACGAAGTCGTGATCTTCAGCGAGACTCTTCACTTTTTGCTTGGGTCTGGGCTTGGTTGAAATAATCTGCCCAGCGCTCCAGCTGCTGCAGGGATGCCATCGCCGACAGGTACGAGGCCCTTGCCGCGATCGGGAATCCAGCCTTGGCAACGGCCTCGCTATGCTCCTTGATCACTTCCGCCAGGTGCTTCGCTTCACTGCTTTTCATCTCCACTTCGCTTTCCATCTCTACTCCTCGGTCCACGTTTCTGTTTCGCTCTATCCGAAAGCCGCAGTCATCGCCCGCGAGCTTTCATAATTCTTTCGCCCATTCCCAGCCCCTCTTGTGCGCGATGATCTTGAAGATGCGAAAAGCGGTCGGCGTGAATAGCCCCACGAGCAGCCCGAGCCACAAAGACTTCCAGTCCGGCGCGGTCCCGAACGGCGGGACCAGCGTGTATGTCGCGAAGCTGCCGATGGCGAATGCCAGCATTTGCTTCTGGGCGCGCGACAGCAGCAAGTGAGCTTTGAGCATCTGCGTGAACCCAACGCAGATCAAGGCCCCGACCAGCATTGCCAGCACGTCGGCCTGGGTCAATCCTGTCCAGCTGATTATGGCGTCCATCGACGTCTCCTCACTCGGGGCAAAGCGTCCCAGAACCGTTGGGGCGCCAGGCTTTCAGAGATGTATTCCCCGACCTCATTCCTGATCCAGAGCTTGCGAGGGCCTGTGCGAATGTCCAGGTGCATCATCGCGCCGGGCTGAAACGGGTTCAAGAGGGTGTCGAGGTACAAGCCGATGCCGCCCCACACCGGCATGGCCAGCGCCTGCAGCCAGCAAGAGAGCACGTCACCAGCCGGGAACACGTCTGCTGCGGTGCTGAGCCGGCCGACCGCGTAGTGCTGGCTCGTGGCGGATCCACTCACACGCGCCCAGCCGTCTGGATGTCTTGAAGGATGGATAGCCTGGCCGTGCCGGTCCCGCAGCGTATCCAGGTTCTGCAGCACGCGCGCGTCGATCAGGGCCAGTACGTTGACATCCGGCCACTCCGAAGCGGTGAAGTTACTGGACCGCGGAAGGTATTGCAGCGCCGTTGTCACAGCCGCGCGCACTGGTCAAGGGTGTAGCTGTACCCGACCAGCTCCCGGTATGCGTTCAGCAAGATCCTGATCCGCTCCTTGAACCGGTACTCTCGATCGGGGCCTCGGCTGTCGGGCTCTTCGTTTCGAAGCTGGCACAGCCGCTCCTGCATGTTGAACAGCTTCTCATCCAAATCGACGCGCAGATAGTCGTTGAACTCGTCCCGCAGCGCATCGACGTCGTTCGCAAACGCGAAGCC